ACAGTGTAAAAAAGGTATCTGTGTTAAGAAAAAGTTTGGGGTCTTATCCGGCTCTAAGGGATCTTATCCGGGCTTAACTAACTTAAGAAAGATAGAAATTTTTGAAGAACCTGAATACGAATTTGATGTAACAAAACCAGACGGTATCGGTAAAGCAACAGTACACTGTAAATCAATAGAACATTTAAATGATCAACGTAAACGTAGAAATGCAATAGCGAAAGCTGCAGGATTTTTACCACCATTAATTAAAGGGGATGCAGAACAAACTGTAATGGATGAGTTATATAAAACACAGACCACAGTATCTCCACCAATAGGAACTTCTCCTAAAGAAAAACTTCACGATGTTTTACACACTAAGATTAATGGACCGAAGGCTACAACAGATGCAGCATTTAAAACTGGATCAGTTTTAATAGAAGAAGGTTATGCTTATTTTAAATTTGATAAATTTTATGACAGATTAAAAGCTAAAGATTGGAAATATAAAGAAGAGAAGACAGGTAGGATGATGGAATCAATATACAAGAGTTGTGATGTACAATTCCTGGATCAAAAAAGATTTCCTACTAAAGAAAAAGGTAAGTACACAGCCTCAGTTAAAAATGTAGTACAGATAAATATAAAAGATTTTGAAGAAGTACCAATACATCATACTAAAATAAAACATAAGACGGAGATAATGTGATCAGTCGTAAAATATTCGGGCCTCCGGGAACAGGGAAAACAACAAAACTTATAAATTATGTCAAAACATTTTATAAGTTAGGGACATCTTTAGATAAGATAGGGTACTTTGCATTCACAACTAAAGCGGCTAACGAAGCTATCGATAGAATGCTGGAGTCATATAAACATTTACAAAGAAAAGATTTAAAACATTTCAGAACACTGCATTCATTAGCATTCAATAGATTGGGTATGAAGAAGAGCGAAGTAATGCAGGATGAACACTACGAAGATATAGGTAGAAAGTTAGGAATAGAGGTTACAGTTTATTCAGATGGGAAAGAGTCTACAGGATTTGTAGATTCTAACAGTGAATATTTTAATTTAATAAATGCAGCTAGAATAAAAGAGTGTTCTATTGAAGATGAATATAATACTGGAATGTACTCTTACGAACTTGAAAAAAATTTATTACACATTTTGGAACTAGAATTAAATAATTATAAAGAATCTTTTCAATTGAAAGATTTTACCGACATGATCGAAAAATTTACGGATCCAAATATGGCTGAATTGTGTCCGAAATATGACGTAGTATTCATTGATGAGGCTCAAGATTTATCACCAATTCAGTGGAAAATGGTAGATATTATAAGAAAAAACTCCAAATATGTTATACTAGCAGGTGATGATGATCAAGCTATTTATGGGTGGGCAGGTGCAGATGTCTTAAAATTTATAGCTACTCAATCTAAAAAAGACATTATCTTGCCACAATCTTATAGAGTACCACGACAAGTCCAAAGTGTCGCAGATAAAATTTTAGAAAGAATTCCAGAAGATAGAAGAGTTAGGAAGAATTGGAAACCTAGAGATGAAGATGGTTTTATAGATTATATAACGGCAATTGAAGATGCTCCTTTGTATGAAGGGGACTGGTTAGTGTTGGCCCGTACAAACGATAGACTAGAAAAACTTAAACCTATTCTTAGAGACATGGGAATTTATTTTCAACTTAAAGGGCGCAAAAGTTATAAAGCTACATTGTTTAGAAGTATTCTAAACTACACCAGGTGGGCTGATAAAGGAGATCAGTTGTCAATAAGTGAATTAAGGGATATACTAGAATACACTGGGTTAGATGAAGGCTCTTACCCTACAGAAGAAAGGCTGTACGATTTAAAAGAATTTGGATTTAGTAATACTCAAAGATGGTTTGATGTTTTTAAAAATGATCCTGAAGAATGTCTTTATATTAGAGAGATGTTAAGACATGAAGAAGAATTAAGATTAAATGCACGAATTCAATTATCAACAATACATTCTGCTAAAGGTGGAGAGGCTACAAATGTTTTATTAATTTTAGATAATACAAAAACAATTAGAGAAGCAACGGAAAAAAGTCAGGACAAGTATGATGAGGAACAAAGAGTTTGGTATGTAGGTGTAACACGTACAAAACAAAATTTATATATAATGACAGCTAAAAGGGAGGACAGAGGATATGACATCGAAAGTTTGGGATAAGCAGCACGGCGGGAGTCACTATCAAAATTTTAAAATTCAGCCAAGTAAATTTGTAGTTGAAAATGAATTGCTTTTTCCAGAGGGATGCGCTATAAAATACATCTGCCGTCACAGGCTGAAAGGAAAAAAACAAGATTTGGATAAAGCTATTCACTTTATAGAAATGATAATTGAAAGAGATTATCCAGAGAAAGAAGTTAAAGAAGATAAACCAAAAGATAAAAATAATTCCTGGGGGATAATAAAATGAGAGAACCAACTCACATTCCTCACTATATGTTATTGATAACTTTAGTTTGTCTGATCTGTTACTTATTATGAAGATACCAAAGTTTGAAGCACAAACCGAATGGGTTAAGCCTACAGAATTTCCTGACTTAAGGAAGGTAGACGAGATTGCAATCGACTTAGAAACAAAAGATCCTGATCTAATTAAAAAAGGATCTGGTTCAGTTATTGGTAATGGAGAAGTAATTGGTATTGCAGTTGCTACCAAACATTACAAAGGATATTTTCCAATTGCTCACGAAGGTGGGGGTAACATGGAGAAGGCAAGAGTATTATCTTGGTTTAAAGACGTACTAGAAGCACCATCAACAAAAATATTTCACAATGCAATGTATGATGTTTGTTGGATTAGGGCCATGGGTTTTAAAATTAATGGTGATATAGCATGTACAATGATAGCTGCAGCAGTGACTGATGAGAATAGATTTCGTTATGATCTCAATAGTTTATCATGGCATTACTTGGGGTATGGTAAGAACGAAGCTGCCCTGGCTGAGGCTGCATCAGAGTGGGGGATAGACCCTAAGTCTGAAATGTATAAGCTACCATCTATGCATGTAGGTGCATACGCAGAACGAGACGCTGAAGTTACATTAGGACTTTGGCAAGAGATGAAAAAAGAAATTATTAATCAGGACCTAGAAGATATATTTGACTTAGAGTCTGATTTATTTCCATGCCTAGTTGACATGAGATTTAAAGGTGTGCGTGTAGATATTGAAAGAGCACACACAATGAAAACAGAATTTAAAAAAGCAGAGCATGATCTGTTAAATAAAATTAAAGGGGAAACAAATATTGACACACAGATATGGGCAGCAAGAAGTATTGCTAATGTATTTGATGTATTAAGATTAGAGTATCCTCGTACAGAAAA